TATTTGAATATTCATAAACATCTCTTTGCTAAACCAATATTCAGCTTTGTGAAATATACAGCAACCCACAAATATATTTTTATCTAAATCTTTTAAAATTATAATTTTTCCTTTTTGTAAAATCGTATTTATAAATGCTGTTAATTTTTTTTGATCTATCTTTGGTAAATCCAAATGTTCTAAATCATCATGTTTAAACTGTATCAATAAATCATAAACATCTTGAAAATCTTTTTTTTCTGCTTGAAATAAATGTATACTGGTCATTCTCTACCCCACTTAATATCTCTTACAGTTAATGCAGAAAATCGCATACCTACATCATTTGGAAAAAATCTTTTTTGTGAATTATCTGTGGTTGTTCTTCCACTTGTTTTGCTAAAATTTCCCCAATGTGAAGTAACTGTAAGATTTAATCTTGCTGTATTAGTATCATCAGTAATTTTGTATTCATCAATAGTTCCATAAAATAATAAAAATGGGTCTGATATTAATGCAAGGTTTGAATCTAAATAACCTCTATAAATAAATACATCTGCATTAATTATATTTTCATTTAAAACTATAGAAATATATGTTTGATCTACACCAGATAAACTTACAACTAATGTATTTTTTGAAGGTGCATTTGTTTCACTTACTCCTGTGATACCTTTTAAATGTCCATTAGATAAATATGTTCTGGATGTTCCAGAAACACTTGATGTTATATCAAAACTTGCATTTGTGAGATAAACTCTAGTAGCAAATCCTAAATCAATCAATAGAACTGGGTCTATATTTCCAGTAGCTAGTTCTGTTTTTACTGCAGTTGATAAACCCCTAGCCATTTACAAACTCTCTATTACATCAAACTCATAAGTAAAAAGTAGATTTCCATTTTTATCATTTTGACCTGTAGCAAATTCTTGAACATCACTTGTTAGGTGAACATTAAAAGGAACTGAATCATAAGTAACAGAACTATTATCTGTTAATGCTTCCCTCAATGGTGGTTCAATAGTAACTGTAGAAGCATTGCTTGATGAAGTTGCATCTTCAACCACCATATAAACTTTATCATGTGCAAACTTGATAAAATCCCCTGCTTTTAGTCTACCAGCACCATCACCAGCAAAACCATCTATAGCTATTGTTGTGTCTGTTGCAGTGTGTGAACCATTTACTAGCAATGTTCCAGTTTCATTGCCCTGTGCATTGAAATAGCTTGGGAATGTAACAGTAAAATTTTCTTTTCTATTTCTTTGCTTCATAATAAATGCCATTACTGGTGCAAAGTCTGATCTAGTCATGGGTGGATAAGATACAGTAAAACTAAATCTTTGTCCCTGGACTTGTCTTCTAAATGTCTTTCCACTATCTGTTTCACTCAGCAAAGTCTTTTGATTGCTTCTTAAATTAATAGCAGTAAAATTTGTTTTTGGTAATGCTCCACTCATACTATTGCCATTTTCCCCTTTTCATTCATAGCACTGTTTATAAGATTTACTATTGTACCTCTGCTATTTACTAACAATTCATTAAAACCTCTTGCATCAACAGTATTAATATTGAAGTTTACAGTAACTTGTTTTTCCATACCAAGTTGGTCATTTGGAACTACTGTTCCTGCCTGGTCTGGAACAAATAATTCTGCTCCCTTTTCTCCAACTATACTTGGTTGTCCAACTGGTGGTCTGCCACCTTTTTCAAAGCCTTTTATTTTATTTATTAATCCTGCTCCAAAGGCTAAAGCACCTCCTACAGCCACTATATTAAATGGAAATGGTATTGATGCAAAAGTTTTCATTGCACCTTCATATAGGCTTATAAATGCTTTTTTGATAGCATCTGCTTTGAACATAGCCAACGATTTTGCAAATGCCATTTTTACTGCTTCACCAATTAGCATTTCAATTAATGATCTAACAACAAACTTAGCTAAATCTCCAAAACTCAATTTTCCAGTCATGACAAAATCTGTAAGTGCAGTTTTTAACTTTCCAAAACTAGCTTTTCCTATTTCTTCAACTTGTTTAAAAGCATCTTTTTGTGTATCCATAGCACTTGTAAAACCTTTTGAAAAACTTGCATATGCTTTTTCTAACATTCCAACTTCTTCAATTTCTTTCTTAATTTTATCATCTTTTTTTTCTTCTTTGTTCCTATTTAATTTGTTTGCTTCCATAATTTTATTTATTACTTCAAGCTGTTTCATCAATGCTTCTGTCAAACCACCTGCTTTTATTTTATCTGCATCAATTGAAACTCCCAAACCTTTAAAAACTATTTGTCCATTTTCTCCAATTTTTTCCATTTCATCAACAACATCAGCAAAAGGCTTTCTTAATTGCTCTGCAGATTCTCTCATTGCTTTGATTTGTTCATTTACTTTTTGGATTTGTTCTTCACTTCTGAATAAAGTGAAACTATTTAATTTTTCTTGAACAAAAGCAATGCCATCAATTACACTGCCAAGCAAACCTCTTATTTCATCAATAACACCTGCTATAACTGCTACCAGGAGCTTTCCTCTTGAGCCTAACATTAGAAAACCAATAACACCTATTGAATCAAGGGGTGGAGGTAATGCCCTTACAAAATTTACTAAATTTGCAATTGATGCCCCTATAAAATCAAAAACTGGTTTAAAGTTATCTATTATTTGAGTAGCAAATAAAAGTGTTTTTACAGTTGTTGCAACTATAGCATCACCTATTTTTTCTGCTGATTTTTCAATGCCACCAAAGTTTTTTTGTAATTCTTTTTCGATAACCATTGCAGATGCTTTTAGAAAATCAAAAGGTCCTGCGTCCATAACTGCCATTTTAAAAAGATTGAATTTATCTCCAATCATTGAAAGTGTACCATCAAATGTTTTTGCCATTACTGAGCTTGCACCAACAACTGATAATGTACCTTCTTCAAATGCTTTCATAATATGATTCCTGGATTGCTCTGCACTTATAGCAACCCCTGCTTCAAATCCTAATAATGCTCTTACACCTCTTTCTCTAAATAAATCAGCAGAATTAATACCACCAGCAAATGTTCTTTGTATTTGTTCAGCAGTTGTCTGAAAATCCAAACCAGATGCACTTGCAATATCACCAGTAATTTTAAGGAGTTTATTTAATTCATCTGCATCTTTTGACACCACTGCCAGGTTTGCAGAACCTCTTTGTATTTCTTCTAAACTAAATGGAACTTGACTAGCAAACTTTATAAGACCTTTAAAAGCCTTTTCACCTTCACTTGCTTCATCAAATAAAAATTTAAATCTTACTCTTAGTCTTTCAACTTCTCTGCCAGTATCAATAAAACTTTTTGCAACTACTCCTGCTCCCAAACCAAGCAGGGCATTTCTTAAATTAAATACTGAATCTTTTAATCTATCGACACTTCCAGTAGCTGATCTCATAGCTTGACGAGTTTTGTCTTTTGCTATGATGTCTATGTTTACTTGTTTAGTTGCCACTATCTTTGTGCCTTTGCTAGTCTTTCTTGTCTTTCTCTTTCCTCACTCTGGATTTGAAAGTATGCTATCCACATATTAAACTCTTCAACAGACATTTGCAAGATTTCGGCTACTGTCTTATGCAGTTTTTCTGCTAAACCAAAAATATTATGTAATTCTACATCATTCTTTAGTTTTTTTTATTATCTTCAATATCTGTATTACCAGTTCCCATTATCTTTGTGGCAACATCTGCAATTACATTTGTATCAGCTTTTGTTTTGAAGGCTAAAACATGAGTAGCATTAAACATTTTTTCTCCATCTTTATTTAATGCTTTTTCAATAATAACATCTATAAGAACTATTAAATCAGTATTTGTTGCACCTTTGAATATTTTTTGTTTTTCAAGCATATTAAACGGTTTGCAATAAATAGCCTTATCACCAGTTAAACCCCATTCTGGCACTTCTATTATTTGAGTATCAAGCTGACTAAAATGGTCACGAATACCATCAAAGTAATCAATTTTTTGATCTGTCATTTTACTAGACAGTGCCTATTGTAAGACCACCAGTTCCTTGTCCAGTTACAGTCCTTGTTGTTACACCATCTAATGTAACACCAACTGACATTCCAGTAACTATCCCAGTTCCAGAAAACTTCCGATCACCTGATTCATTACCTTCTGGTAAAAATGCAAATGTAAGTTCTGCACCTTGAACAAGTGCTGTTTGACCAGAATCAGTTTCATCAAAGTTCATATCTATTGAAAAAGTAAAAGAACCCCTTCCAACTATGAATGATTTCATTGAATTTCCTAATGCTGTATCTTCAACAACGTCATGTGTAGTATCTATTGTGAAACCTGTCGCATTTCCAAGTGTAGTCCCACCAATAGTTAGAACACCTTCTTTCCCATGATGTGTAGCCATTTATTACTCCTTCTCTTCTTTGGGTTTTTCAGTTTTTTTAGCAACTGATTTTTCATTTATCATTTTAAAACCATTTTTCTCAAAATGCTCTACATGATCTTCTGAACATTTTATAATAGTTTCGCCTTTTTTCATAGAAACATTTTTTGCCATTATGCACTCCCTC